TAATGTTGATGTAATAACAAAAGTTAAGACTCACATTAACTGCGCGTGGGTCATTATTGATGCGACTGACTGGGAGCAAACAAAATGCAAACAAAACTAATAGAAATAGAAGAGGGCTACCGCTCTCACCCGTACCACTGCACGCAGGGTTTCCCTACTATCGGTATAGGTAAAAAGATTGGGCCTAAAAACGCCGACCTAGAGCTGTATCAATTCTCTGTATCGCGTGAGATTGCAGGTATGTTTTTAAATGATGAACTGAGAATGCTTAACCGGCAGTTAACAAAAAAATTCACATGGTTTGTCAATTTGAGCCAAACGCGCAAAGATATTATTATTAGCATGTGCTATCAACTTGGCTTAGTTGGCTTTTGCAAGTTCAAAAAGACGATTGCATATATCGCAGCAGGCGATTACCGTGATGCAAGTGTAGAAATGCTCGATAGTCGTTGGCACAAACAAACACCAGAGCGAGCCAAGCGTCACAGTGTTGTGATGCGAACAGGTGATTATGAAATCGTGGATTTATACAAAAACATTAATGAAGAGGATTAAATTATGTTTGCAGTGATTTTAAAGGGCTTAATGTCCGTGTTGACTCGATTATTTATGTCAATGGCTAGCGAAAAGGTTATTGAATGGATGTTATTTTATTTAGCAGAAAAGATTGTTGAATCAACCAAAACGCCGCACGACAACGAGTTTTTGGACGAGATTAAGAAGGCGTACAAGTTAGGAAAGAAAAAAGATAACAAATAAAGCTTGACGTAAAGATGTTGTGGGTATATCTTTTGATTGTCTAGTTTAGTACGTTGTGTACAAGCATCGAGCAGAGATGTAAAAACGGCAACCACGTTTAACTACGAAAAGGAAGGTGATAAATATCTCCGGCATTCTTGGTTAGGGTGCGAAGGACAAGTGACCGCAGACGCGGGTTTTGTTAAGTGCATTTGTAATTTAATTGGTAGATACGTTAACAGGCGGTTCGATTCCGCGAGTATTAATCTTGGTGAAGTTTTCATGGTGCGGCTTCGATACCCGCCAAGTGCATTTAATAAAAATATGGCTCTAGTGGAATGGTAACACGCAGGATTCCAAATCCTTGTAATGTAGGTTCAAATCCTACGGGCTATGCCAATTTAAAACCCGCAGCTCTACGGAGTCAAGCGATTATAGATAGAAAACGAGCATGTGCCTCGGCACTCCGTGAAACAGATAGCGGCTCCTTATTGCTCTTTTGGTTGCAGCCAATATTCTTACTATCTTCGTATGCAAAAGCCTTGGGCCTGAATCTGTGTGAGTTATTTCAGGAGTTCCCCATCATGCCGGTAATGACGCCGTAGGCGAAAGAGTCATGCAATCAAGCCGCTTTTTAGCGGTTTTTTTGTATCTGCGATTTGTGTTGTATAATCCATTTTAAATAACTAATAAGGATTTAATATGGCATACGATGATCCACGCCCGTCTTCACCACCAGTGGGCACAACCAGTTTAGCAGTTGCTAAAGATAATTTAATTACGTTTGATAAATTAACCAATGAAAATGGTACGGTGACAAATCGAAAAGGCGAGGAGTTAAAAACACCTGCGCTAGTGCAAGCGGAATCTGAACAGGCTGTTGACGATTTGATTGAAGCTGGTGAGCTTGCTATTGCAACAGCCATTGCATCAGCCGGTTATCAGATCGTCGGTGATTTTGCAGATGTTGTGAAAGTCGAAATTACATCAGATAACCAAGTTTATACATCAAAATCAATTGTCGGATATGAAAGCGCTTTGTGGCGTACAAACCAAGCTCTACCATACACACCTACAGGAAGCGATCCAACTCAAGCGCCGGAAAAAGATAAATGGTTAGCTGTTGCTGTTGGCGAGATAAAAGCCGTTGCTCGCAGCCTTAACGTGCCAGATGACGCTGTGATTTACGGGCTTTCAGGTCAGGTTGTTACAGAAGAGGCGAAGTATTTGTATAATCCTGATGAGCAAACTACCTACGGCTTACCTGCTGGCGTTGGTGCGGGGGAAGTGATTGTAAGTGTTGTTGGGGATCAGCTTGAGACTGATATCTCAAGCCCATCAAAGTACACTATTATTAATGCAAATTTTTACATAAACTCGGTTGAGTCTATTGCTGAGTTAAGAACAAAAGAGCCTTCTTTTGATAAGCAGTTTATCGAGGTAGCTGGATACTACGAAACTTCAAAATCAGGTGGCGGTCAATTTCTATACGACAGCGGAGATACATCAACAGTGGACGATGGCGGCTTGACAATCGTTACTTCTGATGGTGCTAGATGGAAGAGAGTAACACCTCATGATAATGTGTATAACGTTAACATGTTTGGAGCAAAAACCTCACTTGCAGATAACGCCCCCAACTTTACTACCGCAATTGAAAATATACCGTCAGGCGCATCACTAACATTTATAGGCTGGTATAATATTCAGACACCTATAATCATACCAAACAACAAGAAAATAAAAATAATCGGGTCAGGAACGTACAAAGCGTCGTCTGTGCTTCTCTGCTCAAACTGGCAGGGTGGAATAGATGATTTTGTGTTGGGTAATATTGGTGATTCCGAGTCTTATGGCGGGTTAGTTCTTAGAGACTTCCAAGTTATGGGTAATGGTAATGTATGTCATGGCGTACATTTTAAATTTCACGGTGGGATGGAATGGCATAACATATTGATTGAGGGATTCAAAGGATCTGGCTTGGATTTTGATAAAGTACAAGACTCAACTTTTAGAAAAGTGGACGTGCAGAATTGCGGCAGAACATCGGGAGACTATAGCAGCGCGACCGATTGCGCTGATATAGCTAAAATAACCGCATTCCCGATTAACATACACTCAACAGTCACAGGAGATCACTGTAACTATCTTAGATTTTATGATTATCAGTGGGAAGCAAACAGGGTTGGTGTGACTTGCGCCATAGGTTCTGGTAGCATCCAGAATTATTTTATAAACGGGCATGCTGAGCATAGGAGCAATGTGTTTGTTGGGGAATCTGTTGAAACAACTATGTTCTACGACTTCGGATCTGACTTCATAATCCAAGGTTGTGGACAGTCCCAGATCACAAACCTCGTTCGCGTTGCCGGGAACGGGTACGGCTCGTTTCACATCTCAGATGTGCAACGAGGCGGCGCGCTAGTACATGCTGGGTCAGGAGTTATATATGATATGTTTGTTACTAATTCTAGTATTGGGAGTGTGGTGTGGAATGCAGTAGCTGGGGAGAAGAAGTTTTCAAACAGTGAAATCAATGGTGACGTAACAATATCGTATCCAGGCGGGGAAGACTCGACATTTTCCAATACACATATTGCTGGAAATGTTACTGTATCAAACGTAGGTGCGCCTCAGTCTAGAACTATATTTAGTGATTGTGAGATCGATGGTGATTTTACAGCAAATACTTCGGCTATTAAAGTGGATTGCCTATATTGCCATATAAATGGAGATGCTATTTTCAACTCTCCACATGGTAGGACTATAAGGCCTGTTGTTGATGGAACAGTGACACATAGCGCATACAACACACATACGTTTATCCCAAATAAACGGGAGCAGTTGGCTGGCGGCCCACCAATATACGGATCATGGAGCGCGGGGGATATTACGTGGAACTCTACACCAGCCCCCTCTGGGTATATTGGATGGGTATTCTGTAACCCCGGTGGGTGGAAAGGTTTCGGTAGCATAGCTCCTTAAATGAGCAACTTTATATCATCAAGTATATAACAATAAATAGATAATAAATGCGGCCATATAAAAATGGCCGCATTCTTTCTTTTAATTTAACTGCCCAGTACGCGTATCAACTCTTGGGTTATCTACTTCGATGTATTATTCGCTTGATTTAAATATAAAATCCACATCGATCAACCTATTTTCAACTTGGGTATTTTGTACAAAAGCATCACGGCGGTATAATTAACCAAAAGGAGCAAACAATGCACATAAACATTTATCATAATTAACAAAATAGCCAGTTCCGCCAAGTTAAGGACGGAGTTTGGAATTATCATGCAACTAAATACGGCGGATTATATAAAAATAATCTCTATGTGTAATAACAAAACAGGAGTATTAAAATGAATGAAAAAACATTATTGTTTAAAATATTAATTGTATTTGACTATGCTTTTAATGTAACAACTGGCGGAGGCTATCAAACCTGCTTTTCTACTCGCGCATATTTACGTGAGCAGACTACTGGTAAAAAGCGCTGGGTATTTATACGGAAAGCAGTTGATAAGATTATGCTTGAGAAACACCACTGCAAACACTCGTATTATTGGGAGCGACAACGTAAGCAGCAATGGTTAGCTGAGAATAAGCTTTAGTAAAAAGCGCGGATTAGTTTACTATTCCGCGCTTTTATTTTTTAATCAAGCTTAGTAACTCCATCATAAATAAGCGGATTGTTTTATCTAATCCGCCGTATTTTATCGCCTCATGCTATCTGTGTATAATAACAAAAACAGGAGTTTAAAATGCGCATAAACATTTATACAAATACGAACAAAAGCCAATTTCGACAGGTTAAAGACGGAATCTGGCAAATCCTCGGCATTCCGATCACTGTAGATGACGCGGTGATGAATGGGATTCTTTACGAAAAAGCAGATAACGCTAAGGGGCTTGCGTCTTATCGCGGGCAGCCGGTAACACTGCGACACCCTGAAGATGAAAACGGTAACGGCACAAGCGCTTTATCGGCGGAGGGGCTAATGAACCACTTTTCCGGCGGCGTGATTATCAACACATATAATCACAACGGCGTTAACTATGCTGATGCAGAGTTTAAAGAGAAGATGATGCTCGCGCAGGATAATGGGGAGTATTACGTCAACCGGTTAAAAAATGGCGAGTCTATCGGGATCTCAACTGGACTATGGTTTGATGGAAACAACGAATCAGGTATAAACGGTTGTGGCAAAGAATACCATGCCAAAGCTAAAAACCAAGTGGGCGATCACGTTGCAATGCTGCCGGACGAAGAGCCACCTGCTGGCGGTGCGGCTACGTTTATCCGCTTCAATGGTGAAAATGACGATCAGACAATTGCTATTAATATGGACGAGTTTTTATCAGTTGATAATATCATTGATGAAATCGCCACAAACGAAGAAGAAAAGGGGTTATTGGCTCGGTTTTTTGCTGCGTGTAAACAGGCATTTGCACACAATAAAAATGATTGCGATAATGGCGAGGACATTTTAAATAACATTAAAGAGGGTGACGCAATGCGCGAAACACTAATCGCAGCACTTAAAGCAAAAGGAATTACTGTTAACGCAGAAATTACCGACGGCGATTTGCTTGCTGAATACAATAAACAAAATACGCCTGACGTAGCAGCAGCGGTTAACGCAGCAATGGCTCCACTAACTGAAAAGCTAGCGGCAGTCGAGCTAGAACTGGCAGGCAACAAAGACAAAGAGCTAGACGCAATTGCTGCTCAAGCAGCTCCGTTAATGGGCCTCGAAGAAGCAGAAGCTAAGGCGCTAGGTGTTAACGCACTTCACAAGGTGCTTGCTAAAAACGGCGTGACTGTTGGCGCTCCAATTGCTACAAATCACGAATCGCCAGAAGAGAAAAAAGAATCTGGTATTAACCTAACACCTTGGAATGATAAGGAGGCTAAATAATGGCTTATAAAGTACATGCAGGCCCGTTTGAGCTTACAAATCCACTAATGGCAGAAGGTGTTGCCGGTGATATTTATCTACCTGGTAACATCGTTACACGCAACGGCGATGATTTAGACGTAGGTATTGCGGCGACAGTTGGTCAATTGCTTATCGCAAAAGAAAACGGCCCAGGCGTAGGCGGTCATATTGATGATGCTTTTGCTGTCGGTGATACTGTTGACGCATATGTGGCGCGACAGGGTTTATTCTTCCGCGCTCGACTTGAAACAGGCCAAGCGTTAACTGCTGGTGAAACATTGCTTGAACGTGGCGCAGCGGGTCGATTAGTAGTATTAGCTTCTGGCGTTGCCGTAGCTGTAGCAAAAACAACTGTGACAACTGCCGCAGATGATGAATTAGTTTTAGTGGAGATCCTATAATATGGAAAACCTATATTTACAACGTAACAAAGCGAAAGCATGGAACCGTGCGCAACGTGCTCAGTACCAGGCGAACGCTGAATTTCAACTTGCTTCTGAAGGTGATTTTAAAATCCTGCTTAACCGCTGGGGTATCGAATCAAAACTAGCTGCAAATGCTGGCATCTCTCCTGATGAAGCATACCGCGAAATGGACGACCGCACTCAGGTTATTCTTAATCCATTGGGCGAGTTTGCAACGTATCAGCGTGTCAATGCCGTTTCCAAATCGGTTAACCTTGGCAAGCTTGATTACACTTACCGCCAAGCAAGTGCGCAAACTGGCGGCACTATCTCAATGTCTGGTCAAACAGGTGTTATCACTGATGCAGTCGAGTACAAAAACGCGGGCACAGTTATCCCAATCATTGATCACGGCGTGAAACGCGATTGGCGTGAAATGCTCACATTCGGTGCTGATGGTTTCGACACTATGGTAGACGATAACCGCGAAGCAGGTCTTGTTGTGTTGCGTACTGCTAATAAGTACCTTTGGAGCGGTGATGCTAAAATCAAATCGCCAGAAGGCCGCGTATGGTTAGGTTTAAAAGCCGACCCATCTATCGTGCAAGAAACCACGACTATTGATCTTGCTGACGTTGCAACTTCTGCTGCAAACATCGTTAACGAAATCAAAACTAAACGTGATGTTCTGCGCATTGACAACAACTGTTCACAAGCAATTGACCTAGCCGTATCTCGTGAAATTATGAGCCACTGGGAAGTAACCCCTTACGCAGTAGGTGATAAGGCGTTTGGTAGTGTGCTAGATTACGTCAAAGGAATGAACGGCATCGCTTCTGTCTATGAAGATCCACAGCTTAACGGCGGCAAACAGTTCTTGATGGCTTACATCAACATGGACGGTTTACACGCTGTTACTGGTCAAGCGGTTTCTAGCTACATGGATCAACGTACTAAGCACAACGACCCGTTTATCATGGTTAAGTGGATGGCTCAGGGTTTCATTGCCAAGAGTACTTATGCAGGCCAGAAATGTGCGCTTTACTGTAAATCAGCGTAGATTTTACGCACAGTAAATAACGTTATAAAATAGCTCCATAACGGGGCTATTTTTTTATATAAGGATTTTTTTTATGGCAGATACAATACCAAATATCATTGTGCCGGCGGAGACTGTTGTTGATATTTATGCAGACGCAGGAGTCATTGCGGCAGGGATCTCAGCAGGTGATAAAATACGAGTTAAGATGATCGGT